AGGGTATGGAGTTCGGAAAAATATGTTCATTAATTTTGTGAATCAGGTTTCTCTTATGGGAAAATCTGTGATATTCGTAGCTCATGAACGTGAAGAAAAGAATGGGGATGATAAACAGATTCGTCCAGAAATTGGTGGTTCATCTGCAGGAGATTTAATAAAAGAACTTGATCTGGTCGGGTATATGGAAGCTATAGGAAAAGATCGAACTATATCTTTTGATCCATGTGAAAAGTTTTATGGTAAAAATACTTGTAATCTTCCATCACGTATAAAAATACCTGTCATTATTGATTCTTCCGGGCAAATAACAGGAAAGAATGATTTTATGACAAATGTTATTCTTACATATAAGGAGTATCAAGCAAAACAAACTGAATTATCATCTGTATATGATACAGTGGTTGATGCAATCCGTGATACTGTGGAGCAGGTTACAGACCAGGTTTCCGCCAATGAAGCCAGAACGGCTATCTTAAATATGACACATGTCTTTGATAGTAAATTACGTGGTAGTATCCTACTTAATGAAAAATGTAAGAAACTAGGTTTGAAATTTAACAAAGCATCGAATCTATATGAACCTGCGGCCTAAGTATAAACTATATCCGACGCTACTTGATAAATTCACTCAATATCTAAGAGTAGACGAACAAGTTGAAAGTTTTTGGAATATTGATGCTGAAACAGGAGAATATAAGAAGAGCCCGGAACAGATAGAGGAAGAACTAAAACAAAGCCTATTAGATGCCATAAATCGTGTTCCCTTTGAAAGTGAAGCATCAGATAAGGGTACGGCTTTTAATGCCATCATAGATTGTTATATTCATAAGAAAAACCATATTCCTAATGAACGTGAGCCATATACTATAATTGGAGATAAAGAAACCAATATTATTCAGGTTGATTTTCCTGCCACAGATATATCTCCAGAAAGACATTTCCTCTTTGATAGGATCTGGTGTATTGAACAGTCGGAATATTTTGCTAACGCCTTGTCTCAAGTATTGGTTTCTGCAATACTTCCCACCTGTTATGGAGAAGTGGAATTATATGGATATATAGATGAGTTAATAAGGGATGTTGTTTATGATATTAAATCTACCTCTAATTATCAATTTGGAAAGTATGAACATGGATGGCAAAGACATGTATATCCCTATTGTTTAATTGCATCCGGTCAAATGGATAATATTAAGGCTTTTGAATATACTGCTTTCCATTTAAAAGGCGGAACTAGTCGGAATCCCCTGATAACAGGTGTTCGTTATCCTGAATATTATACATATAATCATGAGCAGACAGTTAAGTTGCTTACCGCTCATGTTGAACGGTTTATAGAATTCATAGAGGAAAATCGGGAATATATTATAGATAAAAAAATATTTGGTTTGGAATGATTTTCGATTTGAAGAATGAATATCAAATACCCAAGTTCAAAGAGTATGTAAACAAGCTGTTTAGTGAACGTGCGGTGGTGGAAGTGAAAAAGAAACTTCCTAACCGCACGCTTGCCCAAAACAGCTACTTACATCTTCTTTTAGGATATTTCGGTAGTGAGTACGGTTGTAGCCTTGACGAAGCCAAAATTGACTTCTATAAGAGAACTTGCAACCGTGATTTGTTTGAACGCAAAACGATCAACAAGAAAGGTGAAGAAGTAACTTATTTACGCAGTTCGGCAGAACTGACAACAGGGGAAATGACTTTATCTATTGAGCGTTTTCGTAATTGGAGCACGGCACAGGCAGATATTTATCTACCGGCTGCTAATGAACATCAAATGTTGGTATATGCCCAGCAAGAAATTGAACGTAACAAAGAATTTATTTAATCATTTTATTTTATGGACAAATTTTTAGGTCAAGAAATCCCCGAAAAGGATAGATGGCAGTTCTTACAGGACAATGCCGATGCAGTGGAAGAGATTGGCTATACTCATCGCTTTACACCGGATGAGTTGGCTCAAAAGAAAGAATCTCTTGCTGAAACCTCAATTCAAATTAATGATATTGAGATTGAGAAAAAAGAAGCTATGGAAGCATTTAAGGCTGAATTAAAACCTTTAAATGAAAGAAAACAGGAACTTCTTGAAAACATAAAGAAGGGCTCTGAATATGTTGAAAATGAAGAGTGTGTAAAAATTCTCTATCATGAAGAAAAGATGGCCGGGTATTACAACAAACTTGGTGAGCTGGTTTATTCCCGTCCTATCATGCCGCAGGAAATGCAAAGAACTATTTTTAATATTAACCGTAAAACAGGAACAGAATCATGAGCGAAAACAAATTAAACGTGGTTGTACCGAAAGATTATAATGGTACGCCTATTGAAGTAGTATTGAGAGAGGGAACAGCCCCCGAACAACTGGAGATAAAAGAGCCGGAAAGGGTTATGATAGACGGGACGATTGATGCGCCTTACAGATGGTTAGAGAAACGTATTGATTTAATCAACCAAAAGTCTTCCAATATTATCGTGAATCGTGACAAGATGGGGATGATTTTAACGATTAACGAAACAAATTATTACCAAGATGCCATCACCGGTGTACTTCAGCCGTCCAAAGAGATGGTAGAGTTCGGCATTAATACCGATAAGAAATGGGAACCTATCAAATTATCGCAGTTTTTGAAGATGCACCGAGCTTTCTTTACTGACAAGTCGCAGAACATGATGCTTGTTTCTACTTTGAAGAACTTCAAGGCAAAAGTAAACCAAGACATCGAACGCAGTAAGGAGGAAAATGGCAGTAAGGTGGATAACTACTCACAGGTGGTTGATTCCAACCTTCCAAAATCTTTCAAACTAAACATCCCTCTTTTCAAAGGTTTTGCCTGTGAAGAGATAGAAGTCGAAATTTACGCTGATGTGGACGGTCGGGATGTTTCTTTATCTCTTGTGTCTGCCGGTGCGAATGAGGCCATCGAGGAATACAAAAATAAAGTCATTGATGAACAGTTGGATGCTATCAGGCAAATTGCACCGGACATCGTAATCATCGAAGTATAACTTTGTTAACCTGCCTGCTCTGTCTGTGAAGATATGGCGGGCAAACATGGAGAAGTGGCGGAATCAGTAGACGCACCACTCAATAATAGGAATGCCAACCTTAGATGTGGCGAGCTTGGCAACTCGTCCCAGTGCAAATCTGGGCTTCTCCACAAACTTGTATTGGAAAGGGGATATGAAAGTATTCAGTTGCAAATGGATATTTCCGTAATGCGCATACGGATAGTGTCCCCGAATGGAATAATGTGAGCCACACATAAATGGCAAGGGTTAGTGAATAATAGTTGTGCCCCGGAGAATACGCTTCGGGGCTTTTAATTAAAAAGATTATGGCAATAGATAAAATTAAAACAGTAGGTCAGCTTAGAAAGGTTATTGAAAATCTTTCCGATGATTACGAAATTGAGATGAGAGTTAGGCGCAAATTGTCGGATGATGAAGTAAAAGAGTTGCATAACAAATATGGTCGAATATATCCTTATCCATACGAAACCCAATATGTAGAACTTGAATTTGATGATGTAGGCGTATCCGACAAGGTATTATGTTTAGGAGTTGAACTAAAAGATAAATGATATGCCATACTACATAAAACGAACCAAAGCTAAGAAAAAAGACAAGCCTTTACCTCTGTTTGATAAAGCAGGGGTAACAGTAAAGAAAAAGCCGGATTATAAAAAGAAACTGGATGAAATTTTCTCAAAGTACATCCGTCTTAAATATGCAATGCCAAATGGAATGTGCCAATGCATCAGTTGTGGATCGTTTAAGCATTGGAAGGAGATACAAAACGGACACTATATGTCAAGACGATATACGTCAACCCGTTTTGATGAAGATAATTGCCGACCGCAATGCGTCTCTTGTAATATATTCAACCAAGGTAATGCGCAAATGTACAGACGAGGTCTTATCGATCAAATAGGAGAACAGCGTGTAGATATGGTTGAATACAGGGCAAAGAACACATCCAAGCATTATACGGATTTCGAGTATAAGGAATTAATTAAATACTACTCTGCCTTGGTGGAGAAGTTACGAAAGGAGAAAGGGATATGAAACTGATTAATGGAAAGGTATCTTGTACACAAAAAGAGCTACAAGAATTGAAAGATAGAGGATTTAATGTGAGCATGCACACTGAATATTATACCAATGGCATAGTTGCAAATGCTCATGGATTTTCTTTTGGTTTCTTTAATTGGTTAGATAATCTTGAATTCTTTATGAATTCTCAAGAAGTAGGATATTATTCCGATGCTTATCAAGTTAGATTGTTTATAAATTCCCAAGAAGATTTGGATAAGTGCTTAAATCTTATGGATGCGTTAGTTTCTATCAAACACTTAAAATCGGAATAGCTATGTTCAAACTACGTGATTACCAACAGAAA